CGTCGTGCTCATGATAGACATTGACTGTAAATGACTTGATAGAACTGTCAGCGTTGAGACGTGTGTCAAACTCAATTTCTGCACCAAATTTCTTAGCCAGACTAAGTAGTCTGTTGAGTTTGGTGTCTGTGCCCTCCCACTCAGCAGAGATTTTCTTATTGGCTACCTCATTAATGCCGATTTTTAAGAAAGTATAGTTGAGCAAGTCCATCTCCTCACAAAATTCCTTAAAGCTCATAGCTTTAGGGGACTTATAAGGGATAGAGTACTCATTGATTAGCTCAAGGTTTAAGTTGATACTATAACACTTGATAACTTTCTCATTTTCCTCAATTTTTCGGATAGTGTGTAGGTAGGTTCTGCCCTTGTATCTAAATGAAACAAAGGCCTTCTCATTGAGAGAGTTATAAGCCCTCTTTTTGCCTACATCTGAGATAATAGCCTTTTTAAAAACAGTAAAATCAAAGGTACTAGAACCAGTTTCCAGGTATCTTGTCCAGGTGTCATTGAAATAGTTCAATGTATCCTGTTTGTCATTGTCGATAAAAGCCACTTTTCTCAAATTTGAGTCATGTATTGTCAATAACATTGCTATAGATACCTTTCTTTAAATTCTACTTTTACAGTTGGTTTGGTCTTGACCCAACTTGAGCAATAAACCTCAAGTTGACTGTTTCCAGGTGGAATAGTCAAGAAACTTGAGCCATCCACTACGTCTACAATCTTCTCAAGGCCGTCCACTGTGACAGTGTCATTCTCGCTGTTTAGCACAACGTTTGAACCGATTGGATAGCGGTTCGGCACATCACCGATTCCTGGCACAAAATCTTTGCGATAATACAATTCATCAAGATACATATGAGATACCATTGGATAATCTCGATATGCTCCTAATGTCACATGGATCTTAGCTGACTTTCTGCCCTTTATTTCAGGAACTGTGAAAGTAAAGTAAGAGCCACGATAAAAGACTTGTACCTTATCATCATTCCGTTTCAAATCTGACCAGCCTCTAGCTACACTAAAAGGGTTAATGTCTCCTGTAGTGCTTCCGTCAAATTCCCAACGTTTCAGAATGTTATAGCTACCCATGCCATCACTAGCAAAGAAGTTATATTCACATTCTGATCCCAGAGACCTTTTGAAACTCTCCACGCCGTATAAGAATTTATCGTTAGTGTCAGAAATAGTAATTTTAATAAAACCATACTGATTAAGAGCTTCAGACCAAAAGACTTGTCGCCACCAAAGATAATCGTTTAAAGACCCGACTTCTCCTACACTATCATTTGGGATAGTCCAAGTTAGACTAGTAGCATAGTTTTGTAACTTGGTTTCACCTCGTAGATTTTTTAATTTAATATGGGGACGCTCCCAGAGATTTATTCTTTCAGCGGTTCCTACCACATACTCCGTATTGTCGTTTGTAACGCCTTGATTTTTTATTGCTTGGGAAAAACCAGTTGAGATTTTATCGCCTCTAAAATCCATTAAGATTTCGGATTTCTTAACTATCCCTGTATCAGCTTCCTCACGGTCGCCGACCTCAAGAGCTCCGCTAGTATTTACAAGACCGATGTAGCCATTTTCTGCATTGTGTTTGACCGTTACGATTGGAAAGGCCTCTACATTGCCATTATTGACCAAGTTAAAAACAACCTTGTCAGGTTGCTCTTGTCCGTTATCAAAGCGCCTATAAGTAGTGCCATGTGCAACACCGTCAGGAACAAGAATCTCAAACTCGCCCTTTTGAAGCCATCTAGCTACGTTATCGACATCCACAGAGCCAATGACAAGTCCCATATAGTACTTGTCAGGCTCGTCTGAAATATCAATACGAACTGGCTTGTCGGTGTTCAGGATTGTAGCCAAGGCGTGCTTGGCCAGTTCGGTATCCCTAGCCGTTTTTTTCTGAACGGTAAATTTAACTTTGATTTTTTTAGGTCCGGTTCTTACTTCTTGGACGTTTACGCCCAAAAAAGGGGCGTCATTTGTTGTGACATCCCTTTCATTCCCTACCGGACGAATTACTTCGTTGATTTTTATAACCTCAGAGAGGTCATGATTGTTATAGATAACTGTGTCCATTAAATAATCCCTCTCATCATGTTATCGATCATGAGCTTGTCGTTTTGGTAATCGGTCATCTTTTGCCCGATTTGGCCAACAAGCGCTCCACTTTCCATCATCAGACTGACTGGACGTTTCACTGCCCTTTCAGCTACCTCCAGAGCTTGTTCTACAAGATGATTAGATTTTTCTTGTACGACCTTAACGCTCGTTTTAAGCTGACGGTCAAGATCAGATTTGACCTGAAGTGTCTTCGTAAGGCTAGCCTGACCTACTCCAAGAATGTCTTCAGGGGCAAAGTTAAAGGCTTTGATTTGGTCGAATACATCGCCCATGGCATCATCTACCTTGTGAGCATCTGCCAGGATACCGACTGCCACCCCTTGAGAAATGAAACGTCCGACGTTGTCTCTAAAACGGCGTGATGGACTGTTAATCTTAGCCTTGGCCTGTGCGGCTCTTTCAGCTTGAGCGACAAGAGCATTAGCAGCAGCCGTGACAGCTCCAAGCGCTGAGTACATACCTTGTGCTAAACCTTGACCAATCATGTCACCTACATAGCGCATAGTAGAGACGCCTCTCATTCCTGTAGATTGGATAGAGTTGACCATGGATGACATTGCTGATGTCGCCGAGCCGATTCCTGAACGGATACCATTTGTTATCCCTTCAGAAACCCCGCGGCCTGCCTGTTGGCCAGCTTGAGTCATTTGAATTGATGACTGCAAAATTACAGTCACAATCAATGCCATGTTTGACTGAACTGATGACACGGCCTGAGTCATTGCTGAAGCCATACCTGAAGCAAGCTGAGAAATAGCCGATGTAGCTGATGAAGCTGAAGCGTTAATCATCGTTAAAGTAGAAGACATCGCTGAAGCCCCACTTTGAGCCATCATCATAGCATTAGCTAGAGCCACCAAACCTGTCTGAAGCGCCATTACACCAGATACAGAACCAGACAAGCTTGCAAATGAAGCCATGACCGATGTAGCAAACGTGCTCATCGAAGTTCCAGCGCTTGTCAATGTTTCCGGCAATGTGCTGAGGTTAGTGCTTAGTGATGATAAAGCTGTAGGTAGTGACTGCAAGGCTACACTTGCTAGTTGAGCTGATATAGATATCAAGCTCAATCCTGTTCCTGCTTGTTGCAATCCTGGTCCAGCTGAAGCAATGCCAGAATTGGCAATAGCAGTCAAGCCTGTTGCTACTGTCGCTAATGTTCCAGCCAAATCTAGCAATCCTAACTCGGTGAGCATCGCAATCCCTTCAGCCATGTATTTGACTCCAAGACCTGCGTTTAAGGCGGCGTTACCGATACTATCAAAGATACCAGCTACACCGTCAAGCACATTACGAATAGCAGAGCCAAAGGACTCAACTACACTACCAGCGCTTTTCAAGATAGAGCTCACTTGTTCTCCAAATGTTTTCAAGAGATTAGACAAGCTATCAATGATAGGGCTAATCTGAGAGAACATGCTACTAAATGATGAAACGATATCAGCAATTGACGGAGCTATCGCAACTACCATTTCAGTTATGGCTGGAGCAAATGGAGCAATCGCTTCAACAATTTGAACAATAGCGTCAGCAATAATTTGAACTACTGAAACGAACGCATCACTTATAATCTCGACGATTGGAGTCACTGCTGTTGCAATTCCTGAAATAGCTTCACCAAGAGCTGTGATAAACGGAGCTGCCGCTCCCATAGCTTCACCAAATGCAACGACAAGAGGAGAGAGTTGAGCTAAGGCGCTTGTTACATTTGGAAGAACTCCTGAAACTGTAACAATAGCCTGGGCAAATGTGCTGATGATTGCAGTAGCAACAGTAGCAAATGCCTGCCCAACTGCGTTAATGATTATAGCCACTCCTTCGCCTTGACTAGCAATGAGACTTAAACCTGCCGCAATAATAGCCACTCCAGCACCGATTCCGACTGCTGCAATACCAATCGCTCCGCCAAGAGCAAGGATATTCCCAATCCCAGCCGTTCTCAAAGCCAATCCAAATGCTCGGATGACCGGAGCCAATCCAGAAAGAGCAATTTTGATACCTTCACCAATTCCTGTCGCAGCCGTTTTGATTGCTGTTCCTGTTGTTTTGATTAGAGTTGAGATTGATTTGAAGATTTGAGCGATTGCGCTTTTCGAGCTCGTTGCACCTTTTACAACTTCGTCTGCCCCTTCCTTGGCGCCTTTAGCAAATAAGCCAAACGGATTAAAGCTCTTCAAGAAATTAAATGCCTTGAAAGCGACTAGAGCTCCTCCAATCCCTGCAATCAATCCTCTCCAGACATCTGCACTAATTGATTGAGTTAATTTTGAAATCCAGCTCACAATCATTGAAATAGCGTTCACGACGTGCCCAGCGGCTGCGCCTACGATATCCCAAGGAATAGCATCGCCTAACTTAATAGCAAGATCTAAAGCTGCATCCGTCAAATCTTTAAATGCTTGATAGGCGTTCTTGATTGCTCCTGTTTCAGAGAAGGCTTCTAGTGCAAACTGAAAGGCCATAGCCATATTCTGGATGATGACGTTAACTGTTTGAATGACATTTCCAACCCCTTGAATAACATTACCAAACCCATTGGATTCGCTTGTCAGTTCTTCAAAGAGCGACTGGATTGTCACAACAACATCTCGAAAAGTGTCCTTGATTACGTCAAAAACACCCTCGTCAACTCCGAGCGAAGCAAACAACGATTTGAACCCTTGTTCAATCCTTGGCCCAGCTTCTGCCAAGGCTGTATCGATAGCTTGAGGAAGTTGTCTCATAATATTTCCAACCATAGGCAAGAAATTGCCTAAAAGGAACGTTGAGGTGCTAGAAATAAGCGCTTTTAAAGACGGTCCAATATCTTCTCCGAGCGTCAAATTCGCCAAGAAGTTGGATGCCGAAGCCTTCATTGCCGCAAACGAACCACTGAATGTAGTCTGCGCTTCTTGTGCTGCAACTCCTGCGACCCCCAACTCTTGTTGAACTAGGTCGATGGCTTCTACGATATCCGCAAAGTTGTTGATATCAAACTTCTTGCCCATTGCTTTTTCTAATTTGCTGGCGTCTTTAAGAAGTCGTTGCATTTCTTCTTTGGTACCGCCATATCCAAGTTTCAAGTTATCTAGCATGGTATAGTTCTGCTTAGCGAAACCCTGGAACGTTTGTTGGATTGAACCAATATCTGTACCCATTTTAGCTGAGTTGTCAGCCATGGCCATGATAGCCTTGTCTGCCATTTGTGCAGCCTTCACAGCATCACCACCGAGCGCTTGCTTCAAGCTGGCACCGAAAGAAACAGCTTGCTCTGCGTATGTATTAGCAGAGATACCAGCTGAGGCTGCAGCGTTCGCATATTGCTTTACAGACTCAGCGGCAGTCGTATAGAGCGTATCAACGCCACCAAATGATTGTTGGAGCTTGGCGCCCTCATCTAGAGCTGTAGCAAATACACCCTTGATAGCACTGCCAAGGGATTGAATCCCAGAAATCAACGCACCGCTGACAATGTTAGCTCCTAAAACTGACTTAAAGACCGAACCTAGTTGCATACCGCTTTCTGTCAGTCCGCCAACCATGCCTTTTAACCGTGCAACTCCTGATTGAGCCTTATTGCCATCCATATCAACTTGAATGACCACTTTACCATCTGCCATTTATGCCTCCTTTCTACTCGTAATAGTCATATTCATCATCTTCTTCGTCGCAATCATCATCTGGAAGACGATACTCTTTTTGTAGTTCTCGCATCTTATCGATGTATTCCTGACTGTCGCCTTTTTGTGGTTCATAAGAGCGAATCTTCACGACTTCTACAAATTTGGTTCCTTCAGGCAAGCCAACAATTAGAGCATTGAATTTCTTCCAGTGTAGCTTCCCAATTTCTTCGATTAAGTCGATTCTGTAAGCTTGCATGAAAGAAGCAAAGATATAAGCTCCGTCATGCTTCACGTTGTAGAGTCTTTTTTGTGGTGTTTCTGACGTTGTCGAGGACTTTATGACATTGCCTGCCAAGTCATACTCAACATCGTCTTCTTTCTCGCCTGTCTGGATGTGCTCTTCAAAAATTGCCTGAACAACTTCCAAGGCCTCCTCAAAACTCAAAAAATCAAAAGAAACACCCGTCAGGATCCGCAACGCAAAAAATGGGCGCATTAACTTAGGAATATCATCGTCTTTCCATAATTCAAAAACTTTCAAGACTCTATCGAACGATAAGAGCAGAGGGAAAGTCTGTTCTTTGCCTTCAATTTCTAGAACAAGCTCATCAACTAGCTTTCTAGAAATATCTAACATAGCATCACCCTAGATATTTCTTGAATGCATCTTCTGAGTTGCGCTCTCGGTATTCTTTCTGAATCCCAAGAATGGTCTGCGTCAGATAGTTAAATGCGATGGTTGTATCTTCGTCTGCGAATTTATAGACTTTTTCAAATGCATCCGCTCCGAATAGTTGAGTCCAACCATCTTCAACAAGTTCTTTGGCTTTTTCTGCGATTTTCTCGTCAGAAAGCTTTTCAATTTTCTTCCAGTTCTTTGCTAAGCCTTCACGAAACTTATCAAGTTCCTTCACGCCCTTGTCATTTGCAATGTATTCCAGCTGAAAGTCTCCAAAATCAATAGGAATGATATTGCTTAGTTTCTTAATTACGACCATTGTTTTTCTCCTCTTTTCAAAAATAAAAAGGCGTGATAATTCACGCCTTAGATTATCCTGGTACTACTGTTGATTTCTTAGGTTTACGAGTCCATACGACCTTAAACTTAATACTTTCATTCTCAGACGCTTCACCGTCCCCGATTTCGATACCAGAAAGACGAGCTGGTCCCTCGTATTGAGTTTTTTCAGTTGCGTCAACTTCCTTGTACCAAACCAAGAGCTCGTCACCTACTGCATCTTCTTTTTCTGCCACAAAATTCTGCGCTTTGTCATCTGTATCACGAACGCCCTCGAATGAGCGCCCTCGTGTTTTAGTGATCACTTGTTCTTCAGGTGTTCCGTCGCCAGCAAAATCTGTGAAGTCGTCTGTCTTCTCGTTGTTTTCTGGCGATGATTTCTTAATCCCCTTAGCAATCCAAAGATACTCTGTCGCAGTTGGCGGAGTGTCCGGAGTCGCTTCTTTGTAAGGGCCGATGTAGTGTTTACGTTTTACGTTTTTATTTTTAACCATTATTCATTCCTTTCAATTTCAAGGCTGGCAGTTACGTCCAGCAAGTAAATATAAAAGCCTTGCTCGTCTAAATCATTCAAGTAAGGCTTGTCGACTTTCAGACCTAAGAACTCGTAAGAGCCATTCTTACTTGGCAATTCTAGGTCCATTTTTGATAAGGCAGCGTTAATCTGCCACAATGTATTATTGTTTAATTCCTGATCTCGTGACTTGATAGCAATTTCAAAAGGCAAGCTGACTGTTTGAGTTCCAGCCATGTCCTCGTCTACAACCTCTCCACCAGCTAGAGGGAATACTACTAACCCTTCTTTCTCAGCTAAATAACCGTGTTTAGACGGGATTTTTTCTTGGATGCCCTTGATGTGCTCAAGTAAGACCTCTGCAAAGTCATTATTTTGGTTCATTTCAATCCCATCGCTTTCAATCCGACATCGCCCCACTTCTTAGAGTGTAAGGCAGCGGCTTTTTTATCCCACCTTGGACCTGTTCCAGGTGTTGGTTTTTGGCTCAGCAACTTATCTTTATTTGCAAAGAAGAATCTTCTTTGTTTTTCTGAAAAGAAACCTTTCCGCTTCTTGCCATAGTAAAGCAATCGAGCGTAAGGCGTCGCATAGACAATCGAATCTTGTCGAACATGTCCACTAGAACGTAGGTCTCCTCTTCGTTTTGGGACAAATCGCTCCATGTCCATCAGCATCTGGTTAGCAATAGCTAACTTCCCTTTAGCGAAATTCTCTGGAGATACTTTCTTCTCAACTCCTGAAAGGTCTATCTTCACATTAACGCCACCCATCAAATCACCTCGATTTCATAAGCCAGTAGCTTCTTGGTTAGAGGATGATATTGAGGGATGATGTTCTTGACAACGTAGCTGGCGCCATCCTCTTCAACAACACCTCCCACAAAACTCTTGTCGAGCTTCACAGGGCAGTATTTGTTATAGACAATCACAGTCGAGGAATTGGACTCGCTACGATGATTACCTGATCCAGAATGAGAAAAGGATCTATCGAACTTGCAAGGAGATAATAAAAGGGGTTCAGAGTAAGCCTCTTTCCCCCAATCGTCCTCACCAACGGGCTTCTTGATAGTCACTGAATCAGTTAGCATTCGTTTATCTATCATAATCAACCCTCGCTGAGCCAAATCCAGCCATTCTGAGCCAGTTTTCAGCGTCTCTTGATAAATTATACCTTTCACCCAAAGAAAGCGAACCTGAGCCATTCTGAGAGCCTGAGCGATAGCTTATAGATGTCCGCCCTACTGACATGCTGGCAATAGACTGCTTGTCCTCTGCCGTCATGATCCCAGAAGTGTCCAAATAAGCAATCTGAAAGGCTGTAGCTCGTTTAACTGCCTTCTTGCGAGCTGTATTGTCACTATCGAAGCTATTTAGAGAATAGAAATCCCTGGTATAAGCATCGATAGCGAGTTCCGCTCGTTTTAAAAGCTTGTCGAAGTCTCCCTCGACCTCAAATCCGAGCTTCTCGAACTCCTCTTTAGTTAAGTAAGCCATCTAATCACCTCCTTAAAAGGCGGATGTCCCCACCTCAACTAGATCTTGCTTAGGCTCTTCAATGAGTTCAAAGCAATCTTCACCAATCACCTCATTAAACAGGCTATTGATTCGATTAGCTTCGTCTTGATCTAGCTCGTATTCTTGCCCTTTATCAAAATGACGGTCAGACTTAGCTAGATAAGCGTTCAATTTTGCTTTAAACTTGGCCATTTAGTACCTCCAATAGTTCATCTTTGGTCTTGTTTGAATAGCCCTCAAACCCTCGCTCTTTAGCAAGAGCTTTCAACTCTGCCAAAGTCATGTCCGAAAGCGAATGAGTAGCCAAAAACTCTGAGATTTGGCCGTCTTCAATCACTTCTTCAAATCCATCAGCGGTTAGCTGAGCTTCAAGCAAGCTGCCTTCTTGCACGGTATAGACTTGATTCCCTTTTTCATACTTACGCATTTTCTACCTCCTTATTAAGCAGATTTGTGAGAAACATAGACTCCGTCTTGTTTTGATTGCAAGACGAAAAGGTCATGATACAAACGGTTTTGATACAAGTATCCGTCACCTTCTGTGTGTTGACCAGGGGCGAAAAGATAGATTGAGTTGAACTTAGCCTTGGCAATTACTGCTGGCTTAGCAACGATCAAGAAGTTAATGTTTTTACCATCTGAAGCCTTAACAAAGCCTTCGGTGAAGTCAAACTTAGTCTTGAAGCGTGCATCGTCCCAAACTTCGATAAGCTGAACTCCGTCAAGTGAAGTGACACGAGTATCGATTCCTTGAGGCGACGTAGTAGCGATTGAGCGTGTGAACTCTTTAGAACGTTCCAAGAAATCCATAACCTCGCTAGAAACATACATAACGATGTTTTGAGCGCCGTATTTACGAACTGGCAAAAGGGCATCTTTCAATTTGGTGTAGATGTTCACTTCTGACAGATCATCTTCAGACTTGAAGTGACTATTTGTGATAGCTTCTGTAGCAATTTTAGAGAAGCGATAAGCATCGACTTCTGGAGTTGCGTGTTCTGTGATGAATGTGTTAGATACGTTAGCAGCTGAAAGTTCTTGGTTCGTTTCGTCTACGTCTGCAGCGTCTACGAAGAACTCGACGTCACGGTCAAATCCGAGGGTGTAAACTTTCTTGTCGTTTGAAACTGTACCAGAGTTGTAGCCTTTAGAGCGAGTGTGCGCTTTGTAGCCAGTCACTGAAATTGTAGGCAACTCGAAAGATTTAGCGCCCAACCAGTTTACTTGTGGCGTTTCCAAAATACTTGTGAGTGCGCCTTGCATCAATTTCTTTTCAAAGGTGCCTTCGTGTTTAGTGATGTAGTTAATTGTCATTGATCATTCTCCTGTTAGTTATTTAGTCCGAGAGCCTTTAAAAAGGCATCTTCTTGGTTCGTTCCAGCCGTCGGATTTCCTCCGGCCGAAAATGTCGGCTTCTTCTCCTCAGATTGCTCTGTGCGACCGAACTGAGGATATTTCTGCAATACTTGGTCAATAGCGTCTTCGATAGACACCTCATCGGTCACTAAGCGAGCAGATAGAGTGATGACGTCGTCTACAGACTCAGCATTTACTCCCAAAGTCAGAGCCGATAGTTTTGCTTCCAGGTTCTTCTTATCTGATAAAGCATTTTCTAGCTCTTTCTCTTTAGCAGCAAGCGCTTCTGACTGTTTCTCAGCCTCGCTCTTTTGTGAGTCCTTCCACTCTTTGAGTTGCTGGAGTCCTTCTTTAGCGCTCTTGATGTCCTCAAATCCTAGGCTTTTGAAGATTTTCTCTTGCGCTTTCTTTGACTCTTTAGCTACAAGACCAGTCACTTCATCTTGAGTGAAAGTCTTGACAGGTTGCTCTTGAGTTTGTGACTCAGTGTTTTCTCCAGCATTGACTGGCTGGTCAGTTTGTGTTTGAATGTCTTCTGGCATTCTTCTATCCTCCTAAAATTAGGTATTATCTTCCGTTCTTTACCGACTGCGGATAAAGTCAAGCAAAAAACCGCATCGAATTCGACACGGTTTGTAGTGGTTTATAGTGATTTATTGCATAAAAAAAGCGCCTAGGTCAAACTAAGCGCTAGTTTTAGGTTTTCTCATAGAAAAATATCTCTCTGTAAGCTGTCGCTTATTTAATTCTAATTCAAATGCTTTAGCCTCATCTAATGAAAGTAAGTCAAGTGTAATACTTATACTCAGTAATTGTTCATCAGTAAACTCTGAAAAATCTAAAGGTTTTTCATCCAGATTTAAAGAGTCAACAAAGTTTAGAGCCTCTGACAATTCCATAATATCACTCCTCTCTTAAATTCATTTCTAAGACAATGCCACCTTTGTTTTCTTTCATACTAATTATATCATATTTTGCATTTCTTGGTATGATAATTTCAGACTCAGCGTCATTATCTGTAAAGTATATTTTACTATCCTTTGAAATGTTGATGATGGTTTTGACTTTTCTAGTTTTGAAAAAGTTATATTTTGGAATATAACTAGTTGATGTGTAAGCGGCGTTACTGAAAACAGCCTCTCCAGAGTTCAGCATATCAGATACACTATCATATTTTTTCAACAAGTCAGCATTGCTAGTAATGATTGATTTCAAGTAACTACCATCATCAAAGCGACTAACTTTTATATTTTTCAGTGTTCTATTTCTTTCAATAACTCTATCAAGCGTTGAAACCACTTTGTTTTCTTCTTTGCTGAGTGGGATGACTCCATTACTTCTGAGCGCTCTGTTAATATCAAAACTCCTATTTGTTGCTATATATCCCATACTGTCAAAGTCTGGAGCATAGATAACATCACGCTCAGTTTTTGTTATTTTTCCACCCACTTTCTTAAATGCAGGTATTTCATCCTCTTTGATGTAGTGATATTCTGACATCTTCTTCCTGAGTTTTACTTCTTTTTGAGCTTGAGAAAATGGGTCATCATAGTATTTCTCTCTAGCCTCATCCCGTTTTAGGAATTGGTGCTTATCGATGTAATCCTTCAAAGCAGCTTTCTGAGTACCTATCTTGCTCTTGTACTTGTTTATCAGATCATCGTCGTCCAATTTCTCAGCGACGTGAAGCTTTTCCTTGTTAGCTCTGATAGACCGTTCTAGAGCCCTCTGCTTAGCTTCTGCGTTGGCATTTTCTTCTGCTTGCTCTGGTGTAACCTCTGTCACGTCCTCGCCCAAATCAGGCTTGTAATTGGCTCCAGGAATGAACGGAGTTAGCATGTGGCCGCAGTTAATACCAAGGCACCCTTCAGGCCGACCGTAACCATAATCTGACAAAGCTAAAATCTTCTCGCCATGTTCGACCCTAGCCCGGCCAGTCGTTACTATCTCATGTTGCAAAGGGGCGCACGACTTGCGAGCTGACGCCTTTTTTGAAAAATAAAAGGTATCAATGCCCAGCTCTTCAGCTGGTCTTGTTCGCATTTCTCGATAAGTTCGATAGGTTGTCGTCTTGATGACTGTTCGAGCGTAGTTGTCTATCTTCCAGTTACGTCCAGCGCTATCTTTGAAACCTTGAAAACCTTTCTCTTGCCACTTCATGACCGTGTCAGAGATGGCTTTATCTGCCGTTGACAAGCCTGTGACCACTCTAGCGACAGATTGTTCAATGATGCCTTGATAAGCACCGATAACGGCTTTAGGAAGCGTTGTGTTGATTAGGTTGTGGATATCTCCGACGGCTTGACTTGCATAGTCAGCAAGAATTTCTTGAATGTGATTGCTATTTCCTGCAGATCCACGCCCTAAATCTTCCATGAGTTGTTGCTTCGTGTCCGTGTAGAGCTTCAAACCCTCATTTTCGACGATATAGCGTAGTTGCTCTTCAGCGACTCCAGAGTATTTAGAGATTAGCTTCAGGTTCTCCTCGTTCAGCATGTGCATCTGTTGCATCTTCTCGAGTTGCCAGATGTACGGTTGTTTATCAAGATAGACAGTGCCACGTTCCGTCACACGTTCAACCACGTTGTCAAACAAATCCAAGGCTAACTGATGATAAATATCTGCGACATTGCTCGCTTGAAGCAGCAGTTGCTCGTCATTGAACTGGATTGGTGGTCTCTTCTTTTTTACCATGGATAGCCTCTTCTATTCCTTCTACCATTTTTTTTGCTAGTATTCTCCGTCCTAGTGAGGGGCTTTCAAGTCCTATAAACGACCTTAGATGTTGAATTAGGTTCATTTAATCATTCTCCATAGATATCAATATCCTCTTGTGTTCGCTGACTGTTAGCCGTGTCCATTGTCTCCTGATTGATTGCTTTAATCATATTCTTAGCATCGGTCTCTGACATGTTAAAAGCCTTCTGGATAGCGTGAGCCTTGCTTACAATACCACTGGCCAAAGCCTTAGTCCAATAGTCAAGCTCATTGTTCTTGTCAGTAAAAACACCATCATCCAGATTGATTGCAATCTTCTCCATTTGAGGAATTGAACCGCTATATAATCCATAAAGACTACCAAGCTCGCAGATTGAGATGATGAGCTCTTTCAAAGATTGCTCAACCAAGCTGACAATACTGTTTCTCATCTGATAGGTATCCGAGTTTTCGGAAACGACCTCTGTCGCAGTCTTCAAGCTCTGCCCATCAAATGTAAACATTCCAGCTGATACACCTAGAAGCATTTCAAAGAGCGCTAGGCCTTCGTTGATGGTCTTGATGTAATCATCTGCCCTGATTGCTGTCGTCAAGTCTGTGATGCTTCCGCCGTCCATGTCGTTAGTGGATAATCGTAAGTAGATATTCTGCTCAGCGTCAAAGCGCTTGACAAGCTGGACGTCTCCGTCATGATTAACCATTCTGGTTTCTGTCAGATTTTCAGGAACGGCCACTCGACGTTGGCCCATCTTGACTTCCCACTTGAACTCATCATAAGTGGTATTGATGAAATCAATCGTACTTTTGGCGTTATCGAAGATAGACAATCCGAGGGGCGAATTGATGTCCTTGTTATTCATCCCAGGAGGTTTAAGGTAAGAAAAAAGCGGTCTTGTTAGACCGTCAAGTTCAACTTGTTCTTCTAGATCCTCGTAGACTTCAGCTAGAGGAACACGTCCACCTACTTGTTCAGAGCTTTCAGACCTGTATAACTCATTAGAAATGATGTACTTTCCGTCGCTTGACCACTCGTGGAACTCAATCAACGTGTAGTAGATATTCTTCTGACCTGAAGCCTTAATTGTTTTAGTAACGATTGCAGCGCTTGAAATGTCTTGCGTGTTAGACTGAAGCGGTAGAAAGACTGGCGCTTGGACAAATGACACCCGTACTCGCCCATTATCTACATAAGGCCTCATAGCAAGGCCACCTAAGGCAAGACAGCTCTCAAGATAGCGCTCAAAATTCTTGTTAAAGCGGTCATTCTTCAATGTCTCTTGAATGAATGCGTCTGCCTGCTCGTCGTCCAATTTAATCGAAGCTTGTTCATTGAATACCAGGCTTGCAATCTTCTTAGCAGCGGTTCGAGCGATTGGCAAATGAGTTGCTTCTCTTTGCTTCTTGACGCCGTCTGTATTTATATAAGTGATTTTGTCAGCGTTGCTCTGATAGTATCTTAAATTCTCGTTGATTCTACGATACTCTGCGCTTGTCACTGCAATTTTAGGATGGTCTGTGATACTTGCTAGACTTTCTGTCGTCATTGCATACTGTCCTCTCTTAAATAGATTTTTGACAAATTGAATAATGCCCATTTATCGGCTCCTTGCTGCTAAAAATTGGCGTAACGCTTATAAAATACGTTCACACTATATCTGAATTCGTCCATTGCGTGGTTATCTTTATCAATTGGCCGTCCGTTATCATCACGGCTGTAAAGCCCAATCTCTTTCAAAAAATGGTAATGGTCGTACTCTTCTTCTTGGTGATTGACAAGTAAGAACTGACCTGAAGAGATGATATTCTGGCCACGCTCAATCCCGACCTCGATACCCTTCGCCTTACTGCTGACATCGTGAGCGTTGTTCAAAGCCCCTCTTGTCTGAATCCCTAGTTTGTGCAATTCCTCTCGCAAGGATCTACAGGCCGGGTCAATCCAGACATCGGTATAGCACATTTGATACTTGCTAACACACCACTGAATAAACGCTCGAAGCTCGACAGCATAAGTAGACATAGCCTTTACTTGGCCAGTCTCAGCACCACTATGATAGTAATGAGCTACACGATTGAGCCTAAAAAATGTTCTGCCGTCCTCTCTGTGCTTAGTAACGATGTTACAAGACATCGAGGTGGCGTCAGATTGCCCACCATCGCCATTGAAATACATTTCCATAGGTTCGCCTACCAAGTTGTCCTTGATGTTCTTTTCAAGGTCAAATAGGCCGTAAATAACGCCCTGAGGCATCACCCTCTGACCAAGTACGTCTCTCTTGTAGAGATAAGGGTTTTTCTTCAGCGATTGAATAATAGACTGCTTACGCTCTTCAGACAGAATCGGATTGTCGTCCATGGTCCAATGGGTCCAGCGTGTGTTTTGAACGTCAAATACATCTTTAATAACTGGATGTTGAGGTGCTGGAGGGTTCAGGTCAGCCAGATGATATCTTAGCTTAGCAGCCCACGTCCGTCTGAATGCTTCCTGGATAAAATCCATATTCAGTAGGTTTATCTCACAAAAGACTACCGATCCTAGTGACATACCAGTGATAGCTCCCACACTGTTGGCTTTACCGCCCCCTTTATAGTAAACCCGTTTAGTGCCGCTTGGTGTATCGATTAAGAGGTGGTCTCCGTGCTCATCATGCTTGATTTTGCAATTGCCGTCGAAGATATGCATTAGACCTGTACCGTCACCGTCAATAAAAAGACGGTAGGCTTGCTCTTGGTTGTATGCAGCTATCAAATGGTTTTCGTCTGGTGACTCAATCAAGTATCTTGCATACCTAAAATGACCAGCGGTTGTCTTACCACTTCGGGGGGTGCCCTCGTTGACCTCAAGCTCATAGTTGAACGGTCTACGAATGATGTTGAGTTGTTTGTTTGAAAAATCAATCTTCAACCTCATCACCACCCTTCACGGCATTCAACAGAGCTTCCATGAGAGTAGTATCAGACTTGGAGCCTTGGTTGCTTTCAATCTTGATCTTGAGCAATTCAATCTCTTGTCTGATTTTATCGTCTGTCAATTCAAAGTCTTTCCAAGCCATGTTATTCATGCCATCCAAAGCCGAAAGAAAAGCGTTAGAATTAGCTTGCCTTATCCCATCTTGTTCAATACTAGCTCTTGCCTTGTTCTTGAGCCATTCATACTCATTAAAAGCCTGCTCTCTGGACCATAGAGACATGTTTGAGAACTGTTTTAGCAACTCACGATACCTTGACAAAACCTTTACATTTTGAAGTAAGACGGCTGCTTTGCTATCTACACTACTATCTAGCCATCCTTTCGCCGATGGATAGGCTTGTCTATACGCTTGTCTTTGAGATAGTCCGGAGATTATCCCTTGGACAAATAGCTCTTGTTTTGGGGTTAATTTATCCACTCACCGGACTACCTCCTTTCCGACAAAATAAAAAGCCACTCAAAGAGTGACTTGGTGCAAGCAGACTACAGACTTGCGGTGTTAATTAGAAATTACTTTTTTCTTTTTTATTTTTTGTAGTCTTTTTTGCGATATTAAAACATCCTACTCTATCGCCACTGGTAACCCAAGCCAGCAGTTTTTCAGAAGCTTTTCTAGGTCGTTGCCTAAGGTGCCTTTGCTTTAATTCTTGATACTACCATTTTAACAGATTTTAGACTTCATGCGCACTCACTTTAGCTCACTTTGTCTATGATAGTCTCCTCTAGTTCAGACTCAGCCTGTTTGCGTAATCTGTAATAAGTTGCCTTACTTATTCTCAAATTGTCGCAAATATCCTCAATGTAGGTCTTAGTAATGTAAGTCATTCTAAGGACAGACCTGCTTTTTGGATTTTTAAGCCTATTGATCATTCTACCTAATTCAAGCTTTCTGTTAATAACTTCCTTGGTATCCTGTTCTATAGCCTCTTTCATCACTACAAGCTGAGTATAGACATCGTCAACTTTTCTAGTCTGTCCGCCTTGGACTTTGACATCTGACCACTTAGGGCTTGAGAGCAAACCTGCCTCAAGCTCATTGATTTCATCTATACGGCTTTGGATGTCCATGTCTAGATCCTGCAACTCTTTCAAGAGCTCTTTAGCCTTCACTCTCTATCTCCTTTGTGATATAATAGTCTGTGCGATAACTATTAGCTGAGACAGAGAGTGTCTTGGCTTTTTTGTTTTAATAGCTATTTAGTATCTTGAGGGTTTCCTCATAGCTAAGTTTTACTTCGACCCTTTGCTCATCGTATGCTCCTAAAAATCTTGGAATTCTGAAACGAATGATTGTACAGCCATCATGATATCTAGTGACCGTGTAGACATGTTTGATTAGTTCTTTTCTAAAAGAAACGTTAGGTAAAACGACTAAATCGGGTAAAGTCACATCAGAAGGCTTTTCTTGCTTTTTTATTTTTCCTGAATACGGATATCTTTTTGGTCTCATTGTTTATCCCCTTCCTTATTCTCTAAAACGGCATCTTGTATAAAAGTATTGCCAATTTCATAGTATTTGTATTCCTCAGCTGTCACTTCAAATGTTTCTTCAACTTGCTTATTACCTGCATATCCTGAAACGACCAGAATATATTTTCTTTTGGTTCTGGTTGGCACAAGTACCGAACTTTTACCATTCATAACAGGTATGAACGTTGTGTGAGGTTCATCAATGTACTTATCTACCACTGTCCCACTCGAAATCTGGTGACATGCTACGAGTAAGGATGCGAATAAAACAATACATAGGATTTTAAAATATCTCACTCCTTCTCCTCCAAAAGTTCCTTGTTTTCATAGACGTTGCCGATGATTTCCTCATATCCGGTCCACGCATATCCTTCACTCAATCCTTTTAGATAAACTGCAGGCATGCCGCCTATGAATGTACCACCGTATTCTTTTTCTAAATACACTTCATGGAGACATCCTCTTGTACATTTAACGATGTCACCGACGAACACTTCCTTGCCATTTATGTCAAAAAGTCCTGTTGATTGCATGAGGACAACATCTTCTCCATTTCGCTTATCTTCAAACTTTAACGGAACCGATGTAGAACCGTCGCTAAACTTCCCTATGATTTCTTTTCTAACGAATGAAATCATCAGTATTTCGTCAATCATTTCTTCTGCCAACACATACCACGCTCTAAATTTGAGTTTCATAATCTCACCTCGTCTCCAATCCTTAAAGATTCGTAGCTTGTTTGCGTGACTACGAAAATGCCATAATTTTTAATAGTGATTGTGTGCATGTCGCCAATTTTCTCCTTGTGGACGACTCTGCCTTTGATTTCTGCGCCTTTGTTATCTGCTTTATAGACGATAATCGGGCGCTTTGCTTCTAATTTTTTAATGTGGATACTCTGCCAGATGTTCAATCCAGCGGATAATAATATCCAGATTGCGATAAATCGTTTCATGTCTCCTCCTCAAAATAAAATTTACCATTAAAAGGCTTGATTTCAATAATTCCATAATCTAAACCAAGTCTTGCTATGAACGGCTTACTGATTCTTTCGTGCAAGGTAGACATCTGCTCTCTGAATTCTTCTAACATAAAAGTAGATTTATAGAAATTGCATTGATAACAAGCAGGCATATAGTTTTCAAAACTATCTTCTCCGCCTCGATAATGAGGATGTAAATGATCTACTCTCAAAGTTTTCAAGTCCAAAACCTTGCCACAATAAGCACAGTGACCGCCGTATTTATCTAAGACTTTTTGTCTAGTGGCTTTAGATATGCTTTTTCTTCGTTTCAATCTGTGACCTCCTTGATTTTATCTTTTAGATTTCCTTTTGCCGATCAGTTCAACTAAACTTCCTACAAGAAATACCAACCCTCCGAAAAGAAAAGAATGTACTAACAAAACTGGTATTAAATAAGGTTTGATTGGAAAAATTGAAAACACCCATGTAAAATACCATTCAATAAGCCCGCAAACAGCAAGGAAAACGACTGCAACTGTTGATAACATCAATGTTACTGCTCCAATACCTTTTAGAAAGTCACTCATCTTTCACCTCCTCGATCTTGATTCCTGGACAATCGAATACCCAGCCAAAGTCATTCAAAACCACTTCCTTTTTCGTGAGTTTATAGCACTTTTCTGAGAAATTAGTCCCTTTTGTAAAAAGTAGTACTACGGGAGAAAAATGTCCGTATTTATCTGCTAAGTCAGCATTTTGGTTGATGAGATATAAGTCCCCGTCGTTTCGGTTTAGAAGTGTAATTTTGTATTTTTTCTCTTTCTCGACCTCGTGGCCCTCGCGCCATTTTGCATGACTGAAATCTTTCTCAAATTCACCCATGATGGCCTTTAGCCAAACTTCACGATCATGCAGTGGCAATTCTCGCAATCTTGCTAGTATATTCTTGACATAACGAGGCGCTTGCTCTGCTTGGCCTGCTTGTGGTTCGTCAATTTGATTAACAATCTGCATAACGTCCGCAAGTTTTAAATCATCTGGTTTAGTGTCCAATTTTGCAAACGCTAAATTATGTAATTTCTGCTTTGCTTCTTCTTTATTCATTTTCCTGCTCCTTTAACTTATCTTATGGCTTTCCAGATCTCCAAATTCGTGGCCATGACTTACGAAATACGAACCAATCAGAATCGCATCAGCCTCGTCATCTTTGACGTTCAGGTTGAACGTTTCGGACACCTTAGCAACGGCCTGCAGCTTCATAGACTTCTTGCTACGGTCTTTGTAGCTGAACTTCCAGTATTTGCGCCATGTCGACACGTTCACGAAATACACATTGTCAGCAATCAACCGTCCAATGATGATGCCTGTCACAATTCCAATACTGATCATAGATTGTTGATTTGGTCCCATGACTGAGTTTTTCTCGACCACAATCGATTCAAAATGGCAGTCGTACTTCTGGAGCGCTCTCGATTGAATCGCTCTTAACTCGCTAGCCATGAAACGTCCACGTTCAAAGAATGACTTGCTTTTATGTTTTAAGACACCACTCTCGACAAGGATAGAACCTTCAAATAAGGCCCATCCTGTCGCAGTAGTTGAAATGTCTAACGATAATGTCAGAGATTTCATTGCAGCTCTCCCTTGATTCCACAAAGGTCAAAAAGATTCCGCTTGTTGTTTTCGATGAACTCAAAGAACTTCTGAAGTTCGGCCAAGTGTCGTTTCTCCCTCTTGACTCCAAGGCTCGTATGATACTCTGTTGGCGTTTTCGGTGTTACCCTGATGTCTAGCCAATAAAGAGGCTCGAACACGTCGCCGTTCGTATCAAGAGAAGCATCTGCGTCCGTATTTCTGAAATGCATCTGCATATCATATTCAATTTTGTTTGTAATCGTGATATTCTTATCTACGATTTCGAGTGTGATAGTTGTTCCTGGTATATCAATTTTATTAAGCATTTGTTTTTATCCTTTAAAATAATTTTATTTGTGACTTATAATTTTCAAGTCTCTGTTGAGCAAAGTTGAAAATGTTTTTGTCAAGCTCACAACCAACATATTCAAAACCTAACTCCTGACAAGCAATCAAGCTACTTGCTGAACCGACATGAGTATCAAGAATCTTATCTCCGGCTTTTGCGTAGTTTTGCAGCAACCAGAAATAAAGATTGATGGGTTTTTGGGTTGGATGAATTCTAACCTCATTCAAAGCCTTGTTTCCTTGTTGTATATGACCTTCAGAGATTGATTTACCTTGCATCATACCATTCCACATGTAACGAAATAGCCGAGTACTATCATGATAACTGCAGTATGCTATCTCACAATCTGAAAAACTTGAATGACCATTAACTTTGTCCCATACAATACGGCCAGAACCGAAAGAGTAGTTGAAGTAGTTCACGCCCCAAATAATTTGATTTTTTGAAACTCTAAATAATTCATCAAAATAATCTCGATTGGGAATTTGCCACTCTGAGGTTTCTCCGTACAATCTACTGACACCAATCGGACTGACTTTCCTGCCATAAAATTTTCTTTTTTCTGGCCCGGAAAAATACGGTGGATCAACAATAGCTAAATCAAAATAGTTGTCAGGATATCTTTTCATGACATCCATACAATTTTCGTTAAGAAATAATTTCAAGTCATCACCTCATTCCAATTCCTTTGCTATTGCAGCGATAACATTGATTGTCACGCTATTTCCTGCTTGTTTGTATAATTGGCTGTTGCTGTTTACCTCTTGAGCTTTATCAAAAGCCCAATCAGGAAAGCCTTGCAATCTCCAGCACTCACGAGGTGTTAGTTTTCTAATTCTAAAATCAGGCTCAACCACGCCTTGACTCTCTCCAGTTAAGAGAGTATTTGCTATCTGCTTACCAACTCTGCCTCTGCGAGTTTTAGAGTTTGGATGTGATAGATTTACGCTATCGCCAATTTCTGCTTCAGCATAACCTTGAGAGGTTGCCTCTGTTATTTTTAAAACATTGTTTTCGTGATAGCTATTCCTAGTTAAAGTAGGAGCGATGTCATGCTCTCCGCCTTTATTATACCCATGACCACGCTGAATGATTTTAGGTTCAAGTCCTCCCCCTTGATAGGCTCTGATTGTTGGTGCGATGCCATCTGTTTCGTAAACCACTCCACATTGATTAAAATTGGGTTGCAATACCCCAAATTGTTTTATAGTATTACTTTTTATTGCTATCTTCTGCCCCTCTCCCTTATTCGTTGTAAGAGTAGGAGCTAACCCACTAGCTTGATATACTTCTCCATTCATGCCATTTCCAGACGGGTTGACATTACCGATTTTCACGACTGATTGGCTACTAGTTGACTGACTTTCTCCGACGAGAGGAAAAATTCTTCTGGTACGTTCTCCTCTAAGATGTCCGATAATGAACACACGTTCTCGATTTTGGGGGACTCCAAAATCCTTGCTGTTAAGCACTTGCCATTCCACATTGTACCCCAATTCATCCAAGGTTGAGATAATGGTCTCGAATGTAATTCCGTTTTCATGATTGAGGAGCCCTCTGACATTCTCAAGGAATAGATATTGAGGTCTGAGAATAGATGCGAACCTAGCAATTTCAAAGAACAAAGTTCCCCTTGTATCCTCAAATCCTCGTCTGTTTCCTGCAATTGAGAAAGCCTGGCACGGAAATCCTCCACAGATAATGTCCACACTTCCGAATCCTCGAATAGACTCATCTGTGACTCTTGTAATGTCATGTAGTTCAATTTCTCCTTCTGTGTTATGTATCGCTTTATAGCTGGCTCTAGCGTATTTGTCTATTTCACAAAATCCAACGCATTCATGACCAGCGGACTCCATTCCAAGACGAAATCCACCGATACCTGAAAATAAATCTAAAAATTTCATTCTGTTACTTTCTAAAAAAACACGACTGCCTCTGTTGTGAGTTTGGCTAAATACGGGCAGTCGCTCGTCCAAGGTCACACGGCCTTTACTGACGCTTTCTAGTTCGCAGTTTTACAAGAATGCCCGGCTTGTTTAATTTTGAATTGTTTCCATTTTGGAAATAGTTGGTTTTGGGTTATTTTGATTTTTCAACAGCAAACATATCCTCGAATTCATCTGTCTGCTCTTTGAACTTCATCGGGCTGTCCCCTCTGAAATAAAATCCATTGTCATCCAATTCGCCTTTGACTCCCGTCGCCCAAGACAAGAAAATTGAGCCTTGGCAGTCAGGACAATTCATGAATGTAAAGTAAGATGGGACTTTCCACCGCTTCGCACATCCACAAAACGGGCATTGCAAATCAACATCTACCTTCTCGCTTGGTTTCTGCGAAATCGCTGTGCTTCCGCTAAATTTTGCAGATAACTTGTCCTTCGCTGCTTTGATATTGACAGGATCAATTTCAGCTAACTTCTCAGCATCAATTTTTAAAACGGCCCCTGCATTCTCGGGCTCTTTCTGACTTAAATCCTCAAGAATTTCGTCAGACCCTGTGATCATCTGATAGGCTTTGAATAAGGTTTGATAATCAAGTTCCTGCGCTCGTTCAAAACTCAATTTTACGTCATCTTGTTCAATATAGATTTTCATTCTTTCCTCGCTTTTTCTAAAAGATTACTACCCATTTTTCGGTAATATGATGGGTTCTTGCATATTCTTTCACAGCCATTTCTTCGGCTTGGGTGCGACTATATGCCAAAACATGATAGAAAGCCTGTGTCTGCCTATTGACACCCCAGTTACACCTAATCTCATAGAATTTCAACTCTTTATTGCTAGACCAAAAGTGGGATGACCGCTTGCCTAGCTTGTATGTTTCTCTATCGACTCTCATAATTTGGGGATCAGTCATCAGACCACCTCCACACGTTGACTCAGCGCTTTCGTTTTGCAGTATTCGCAATGACCGCACGGCTTCGCCTTCTCTTCGCCTCGCTTGACCTTATCAAGATGCTTAATCAGCATAGACAGCTCAGTCAGCTCATAGTCGAGTTTTTCCTGCGATTGGAAAACAATCGCCCGGGTATCAGGCGTCGACTCTTTCGTCACTGCGTAAATAATAGGGGTGAACTCTTTGCCGTACTGATTTTCCAGCATCTTCTTGTAAGCAGCCATTTGAAGGACATATCCCCAAGCCTCGAACCAGCGGACTTGAATATTTCGTCCGCTTGCTTCATCCTGAACCCAGACCATACTATCAATGTCAGATTTCGTGGTCTTAATATCCACGAAATACCCTTTTTCAACATTGAGGCAGTCAATCTTACCTTTGAATTCCACTCCTTCGATTTCGCCTGTGACAGCAACCTCTTTCTGACCGACATAAAACTCCATAAATTGCTTGTCGGCCTCCAGTCGCTCAATCATGCGCTGGCCGACCAAGAAGTCAGATTTTAACTGACCTTTGGTCTTTCCGGCTTTTGAAATCATGGCATCTGCGTTTTCATCCATAAATTTCTTATGTACTTCTGGACTTTCAAAATAGCTGTGGACCATGTTCCCGACCAAGAGAGCTGTGTTGTCTCTCTGGTCTTCCCATTCTCCTTCCAGCTCCGCTAACGCCCGTGCTTCGCACTCTCTAAATCGCTTATATTGCGAGATAGACCAGTAGCGACGTGCTGAAGCTGCTGAATAGTAGTCTTTACCAAGTAAATCCATTGTCATTCCATTTCCACCCTTTCAGCCTTGCTTGCCATTTCAGGCATTACTCGGACAATAATCCCTAACTCTTGAGAAATAGCCTTGAATTGCTCTTTGACTTGACGCATATTTTTTTCAGGGAAAATAATTTCCATATTTTGGTATCGATAACCATATTTTTTAGCCACATCATCAGAAGCCATATTTTGCGATTTTTGGCCTACTCCTTGTTCGTGGGCACTATTACCCTCCGAACTCGTTTCAGGCTCAAATTCTGGCTGATTCTGAGTGTTTCGTTCTGCTTCCGCTTGAGCTTGTCTCATTTCAGCCGCGTCTGCGTGTAGGATATTGATAACATCCAAAACGGACTTACCTTCCTTGAGCATGTCAGCGTATTTTTGAGGAGCTAGATCATTATCCTCTGCAATGGCTGTCATTTCCTCGATACGCTTTTTAAGCTCTTCCTCCGCCTTGGCTTTATCAGCTAGGTCTTTATCGTCTAAAATGGCCTGCAGGATATCCTCCAGCTTGGCGCCTCCTTCATAAAGTCGGATATAGACAACTGGGCCAAAGCCGGCCTTGGCAGCTGCTTCTGTTATCTGGATAAGTCCAGCTTCACGTTGTTGTTTCTTTTCTGCTTCTTCTGCGACCAAATCAGCGATCATTTTAGAGGTCGCTTGATTGATTCGCACATTGTCAGCCATGAAACACTTTTTCTTGCTAAAATCGTCAAAGTAAATAGCAAACAGCTTGATATCGAGATCAACTCCGCTATCTGCGATTGCAGATTCAAAAGCTTCTCTGACTGTTTCCTTGCGAGCTTCTGTCGCTCTCTCTTCAAATTCTTTAATCTGATTTTTGATGTCAGACTGCAAAGTTTTGATAGGGTCTAGTACAGCATTAACCCACGCTTTCACTTCGTCCAACGGATTAGAGTAGTCCTTCAGTTGGTTTTTGAGTTCTTGTTCAATCTGACGTTGCACTCGTCCCAATTCATCTTTAACCTTGGTATCGTCTGACAAAGTCTCTTCTGTCACGATATAGCCAGCGTATTTCTTTTGATATGCTGCTAAAGCTTGTTCCAAAATCTCTTTTCCTTGGATTTCGATTTCAGCTGCTTTCAGGACAAATCCGACTTCTAAATCCGTCACTGGAACGAGTTCTAGGCTATCTGTTACATCTTTCAATTCTTCAGTCATTCTAGAAATCCTCCCCTTCTAGCATGTCCATTTGACCATTTTCTGGCTCCTTATCAATTACTTCGCCCGTTTCTTGATCAAAATCTGGAACTTCATCTGCTGGGTAGCTTGTATCTGTGGTCGTCAACTCCTGGTTGATAACCTCTTTTTTTGGTTTTTCAGTCACTTCTTCAGAAGCTCCAAGAATGCCGGCCAATGTTTCAGTCTCTTCTCTCACTGGTTCGGCTTCTTTCATTTGACGATCATTGTCATACTCGTCAGCAATTGTGTTATTGATTGCTCCAGCGAACAAGTCACTGTCATTGCTTGTGTTGATAAACATTTTAGCAGCACGATTGATAACCGTTCTCATAGCCATTTGGTCAGGAAAGTCGATTTGGACATTTTTCGTTTTCGCCTTAGACCATGACTTGTCAATTTGTTTTTTAGTCATGACTTCAAAGAACTCTTCTCCATCCGTTCGAGTGATGATGCAATAAGCAGCAATTATTGGATTATCTGCGTTCTGCCAATCCGTCTCATGTTTGACTAACTTCTTACGCCCGTTTTCAACTGATACCTCTAGCGTATCCCCTTCGTAGACAACATTAGCAGTAACGTCTTTCACCTCTTGCAAATCTTTAGTAACTTTAATGGTCCCAAAATAAGACATTCTCAATTGGACGTCAGAGCCATATTTGATAAAGTAACATTGCTTTTTAGCCGGGCTTAGTCCTTGGGTTACCATTTCTAATAATGCGTTATAAACGCTGTCTTGAGTGCATTGTTGGAGCAAATTTCCACTGTTGGAGTTTTTTAGAGCATAATATGCCGAACTCAGCGCATTGCTAACGCTATAATTCGGTGCAATCAGGAGCCCTTCTCCCTTCATCGCTTCGATCCGTGTTGCAACATTTGATGTAACTTGCTTCTGTGTTAGTTCGTTTGTCATTTCTTTCTTCCTTTCGTTTTCTTCAAATTCCAATTTTCACGCTTCAAGCGTCTGTTTTTGTTTTGCAATTTCAAAATTATGTCTTGTTGTTCGTTGATGATTTTCCCAAGTTCTCGGCCAAGATGGATATAGTCAGACCGCCAATTGTCGATTTCTGCGTGTAATTCTTCAATCATACTTCATCACCCACATATCGACACCGACCGCATCCGATATCTACATATTCGCTCGGGTCGAGTTCTTCTCGCTCTTCGGGTGGTTGCATCATATCTCTGTCATAATCAAACATGAGCATACACCTTCCCTAGTTCCAGGACTCGCTTCACATATCGAACTTTAGATGTCAAACCGAGATCCAGCAATTCGTTTTTTTCTTCATTGTTGGCCAAAAGCCACACACGGTTTTCAAGTTCAATTCTGTTCATCTTCCTGCTCCACCTCTTCAATTTTCACTTCGCTATTTAGACGCTTCATCGCTTCATCTACCGACTTGCCGTCCAGGACGTCCTTGAGCACGTGGCTTACATCGTGCATTGTTTGAGCCTTCGCCTTGCTTCTTTCAGTCTCTGGCATCAAGCCCATATCTTGTAGAGCTAGAAACGCAAGGCTGAAAGCGTGCATTTCTTTCTGCAGTTGTTTGATTTTTTTGATTGCTTTTAGTGCTTTAAACATATTGTTCTCCTTTTTTATTTATTCTCCAACTTTCCAAATTCGACAGCGGGATTCCACTCCAGAAGAAGTCTTGTCTTGAAATTCCCAGTCATTTCCATAAACTCCCGCAGCTTCGTATGAAGCTGATTTCAAATAAGCAATAGCTTCTTCCTTAGTCTCGAAAACAGTAGCCGAATAATCTTGCTTGCCAATTGGCAAAAAGTCTCTTCCAATCAAACTGAAATCCTCGTTTCCAGTTTCAGCATTTTTGACATGGATTGATATAATGTACATCTACATTTCTCCTTGCAGTCTAGCCTTGATATCAAAGTTTTCTTTGTACTTGTAGGCAGCAAGCTCCTGCTTCAAATTGTAGTTTTCTTGCTCGAAAGCAAAGCGACGTTTGCGCTCTTCGAGAAGATCCTCGTTAAGCTCGACTGCGACCTCTCTCCAGTCAAGACTCACTTCATTGATGAGTCCTTCAAGTCTGAGTTTTAACTTGGTAAGTAATTTCATTAAGCTACACCCTCCTCATTAGACTGCTTGTTCATGCCTACAATAATGTCATAGTACGAATGACCGGCAGGTATGACATATCCTGTCAGATCGTCAACTTGAGAACCATCTGCCATGATGTTTACAATCCGTGGCTCCCATTCCTTTTTTACTTTTTTCATGATATAATTACCTCGTAAAGTATTTTGCTTAGTCCCTCAATGGAATTGCCGTTCCAGAGGGGCTTTTTTGTTATTCTCCTATCTGCTATAATAAAGCTAGAAAGGAGGTGATGTTATGCATGACCTAGTTATCAAGATGATTCTTGATGAGTACGGTATTGATAACTCTGAAAATTTGTCTAAAGCACTCGCCAAAGTCCTAGATGAATTTTCAAGAGATAGCCGTGTAGCTAGCAATCTGTCTAAGTCTATCAATGAGCAGAATAGACTTACAGATAGAATGCACGGGGTTATTCGATAATCCCCATCATCCTCAGAGCGTGTTTGCGAAAGGCATTGGTTTCACTGTCATCCAGTGTTATGTCTTTTGACAAATTACGCTCTTTTTCGTTCAGTTGGTAGTTGTAAAGGCTGTTTAGCTCTTCCCATCCTTTTCGAGTAAAAGCCTGTCTCAAGCCAATATAGCGTTCGATGATGGGCAGAGAAGCGTTACGGACGATTGCTCTCTCAACACTAGATAGCGCTCCCTCAAAAACCTGCAGCCTCTGCTCAGATTTTTCCTTCTCATTTTGAGTTTTGACAAGAAAGTCTGAATAAGCTTGCTCAAGCTCTTCTAAAGCTTGAGGATCCACAACCACGCCATTAGTTTCAATAATATCTGGTGTAAAATCAATAGTGATTTTTGGTTTTCCGTTCGCAGGCATTTCTAGTCTGAAGCCAGTGACCCCTCTGCCAAGCTCCCAGTCATTGATTTTTACTGAATAACCTGAAGAATTAAGAGATTGACCCTCAGTAGGTTCTTGCTTGGGTTTAATACTTAGTTTTAATTGCTTCATGAGTACTCCTTCCCCATTTTTGCAAAGTCCTAAAATTGAAATTTCTCTCTTTTATTTATTAAGAGAAGTAGGACTTGTTGTTAGTTAATATTTATTGTTATTTAATACTTGTTGTTAGTTAATATTTGTTAGTGTACAATTTTTCAGATTTGTAAAATACAGATTTGTAAAATACAGATTTGTAAAATACAGATTTGTAAAATACAGATTTGTAAAATACAGATTTGTAAAAATCAACCTGTGGATAATTTAGCTAGACTTTCATTCAATCTCTGCTTCATGATGTCAAATTGAAAATCAGTTATTTTTTCATCTGAGAAGAATCTGAAAGTCTGAACCCCTCGACCTCTACCGAGACCTTTTTTAACAACCCTCAGATACCCAACTTTCTCTAGCGTTTTAAAATAGGAATCAACCGTATTTCTACTAACTCCTTTTCGCTTGGCTATTTCTTCTGGGTAGACTTGCCAGTTTGGGTGATTGGCCAAAATAACCATCATGATGCCAACCGCTGTAAAATCCAGCGCAGGATCGTTGATAAAGCTATTACTAACAGCGGTATAGTCGTTAGTTGGATTCCTGAAAGATAAATTGGCAATCCAAATCTTTAAAGCCTGTCATACGCTCTCCTTTCTTAAGCTTCTGTTTTTAGTCATTTACGAAATTTTCGTATTTTTTGCCCAAAAAAATATCATCGAACTTCACATTGAAAAAAAGCATGTATTTTTTCAATAGTTGATAACCGATATCCGAGCTATCCTTTTCTAATCGGGCAATTGTTTGACTTGACACTTCAAATCTCTCTGCTAACTCTGCTTGAGTAAGTCCTTTGTTAATTCGCATAGCCTCTAAAGTCCACTGCACGTTCCTACCTCCTTATTTTTCTATTTGTTCCTCGCAATTCTGCTATAATAAAAGCAGAAAGGAGGTGATGTTGTGACTGATTATCAATTAGAAGCTTCTCTGATCGTCCTTGGCAAAGAGTACGAAAGAGCCAAGGAAGACGGAAAAGAAAGCTTCAGTATACATGTGTCGTTCTTTGATGGCTTAGATACTAATTACCATCTTCAAGAGTTTGCAAGACAATATCCCGTAAGGATTGCCCGTTTGAAGCCTGACCGAGTAACTTTTCTAATAGATTGACATCATTCAAAGGGAAAGGATTGTTTTCTACTCGTTCATTGAACGTGAGGATGACTTCACAATCTTTATCTAAAAAATGATTGATAAATTCCACTCTCTCTACTCCGTCGAGAAACATTCCATCGACGAATACAGCAGGGTGGTTTTTTCTTGCTGTCAACAGTACATCGTGTTCAGAAGTCTTAACTGAAATTTGTTTAAATTCTTTCATTTTCTACCTCCTTTCTCTTTTTTGCTCTTGGTTTTTTGTTATTTCCTTAAGCTTGATTATAGTATAATACGATTTTTTCGTATTGTCAATAATTTTTATCAAAAAAATAGGATTTTTTCGTATTTTCGATTGTCTATCAATAAAAAATGATATATAATAGAATTATAAAAAATACGAGGTAATCGTAAATGGATGAAAAAAAACGAATGAAAATTATTGCTGAAAATATTACACACTTTAGAAAACAACGTGGTATTACCCAAAAAGAGTTGGCTAAAGAAGTTGGAATTACAGCAAGTACTATGACAGACTATATGAAGTTAAGAAGCGCTCCTTCTTTTGGTGTTATCCAAAAACTAGCTGATTATTTCGGTGTTAAAAAATCAGATATAGATACCACTTTTAAAGAAGAATCCTCCTCCCTCCCAGGCACTCCAGATTCGCTCACACAGCAGATAACGAATAAGGTGGTGCAATTAACCACTCCAAACAAAAAAATAGTGCTACGGACCTCTGAGGAGCTCTTAGAGGCACAGAATGGGGAGGGAAACGAAGAGCGATTCGAATATCACGTTTTTGAAAAGCTATCCGCAGGTACAGGATATGGTTACACAGAAGACCGCAATTATGACACCGTGTATTTTGATAAGGACATCGCCCATGACCTCGCCAGCTGGGTTTACGGCGACTCCATGGAGCCAAAATTCGTAGACGGATCCGTCGCTCTCATAAGAGATACAGGTTGGGACTATGACGGTGCCATTTATGCCGTGGATTGGGATGGTCAAACGTATATTAAAAAAGTTTATCGTGAACCTGACGGATTGCGCTTAGTATCGCTTAACCCAAAATATAAAGATAGGTTTGCGCCTTACGACGAAGACCCTCGTATTATTGGAAAAATTATTGGTAATTTCATGCCTTTAAGTAATTAAGAAAGGAATATAAAATAATGGCTAAATATGTAAAACGTTGTCCAAAATGTGGCAGTGATCAAATTGAATACATGATGCAGGACCGTAAAGGTTTCAATGGTTGTGTTGGGTGCATCGGCTGGATGATTGCCTGGCCATTCGTCCTCCTCGGCCTAGTTGGTAAAAAAGGGAAACACAACTGGCACTGTCGAAACTGTGGCTGTGTCTTTAAGTCCAAGAAATAAAAAAAGCCCCACGCTCTCAAAGTTTGGCGACTCTGAGCGTGAGGCATGCGACAGGAAAAGATTTTCATGGAGATAACCTCGCATGATGTCTTTTCTTGTACCCATTTTATCATTTTTTAGGAAATTTTGAAAGAGGTACTATAATGAAAACTACAAATAAAGTAGCTATATATGTCAGGGTATCCACCACCTCGCAAGTTGAGGAGGGGTACTCTATCGATGAGCAAAAAGCTAAGCTCTCTAGCTACTGCGATATTAAAGACTGGAATGTATACAAGATATATACTGATGGTGGTTTCTCAGGAGCAAATACTGACAGACCAGCGCTAGAGGGACTTATCAAAGATGCTAAAAAAAGAAAATTTGACACGGTTCTAGTCTATAAGCTGGACCGTCTTAGCCGTAGTCAAAAAGACACGCTTTACTTGATAGAGGATATTTTCATAAAGAATAATATAGCCTTCCTGAGCCTACAGGAGAATTTTGACACCTCTACCCCTTTTGGAAAGGCTATGATTGGGCTCTTGAGCGTCTTTGCTCAGCTAGAAAGGGAGCAAATCAAGGAACGCATGCAACTTGGGAAAATAGGACGTGCCAAGGCTGGAAAATCCATGATGTGGGCTAAAACATCCTATGGATACGACTACCACAGAGAGACAGGAACTATCACTATCAATCCAGCTCAGGCTCTGGCCATTAAGTTTATCTTTGAGAGTTACCTGAGAGGGAGATCCATTACAAAATTAAGAGATGACCTAAACGAGAAATTTCCCAAAGAAATTGATTGGAGCTATCGGGCGGTCAGAGCCATACTAGATAACCCTGTCTACTGTGGTTTCAATCAGTTCAAGGGAGAAGTTTATCCAGGTAATCATGAGCCAATAATTACAGAGGAAGTTTATAACAAGACAAAGGAAGAACTGAAGATCAGACAAAGGAATGCACTTGAAAATTCTAACCCTCGGCCATTCCAAGCTAAATACATTCTATCTGGTATCGCCCAATGTGGATATTGTGGCGCTCCTTTAAAAATTATATTAGGTGTAAAGAGAAAAGATGGGAGCAGATTTAAAAAATATGAATGCCATCAAAGGCACCCAAGAACGTTGAGAGGTGTGACTACCTACAATGATAACAAGAAATGTGACTCAGGATTTTACTACAAAGATGATCTTGAGGCTTATGTACTGAAAGAAATCAGCAAGTTACAAGATGACGCTGGTTATCTGGACAAAATATTTTCAGGGGACAATGCCGAGACCCTAGACCGCGAGAGCTACAAGAAACAAATAGAGGAGCTGTCAAAGAAACTCAGTAGACTAAACGACCTCTACATAGATGATCGCATTACTCTTGAGGAATTACAGAGCAAATCAACTGAATTTATAAGCATGAGGGCGACTCTTGAGACTGAACTAGAAAACGATCCAGCGCTCGGAAAAGACAAAAGAAAGGCAGACATGAGGGAGCTGCTAAACGCTGAAAAAGTATTTTCAATGGACTACGAGGGTCAAAAGGTACTTGTAAGAAATCTTATAAACAAGGTCCAGGTAACAGCTGAGGACATTGTTATCAAGTGGAAAATATAAATAATTTTAGTAACCTACATTTCAATCAAGGATACTAAAATTTTTGATAAAAAGTACTTTCAGAGAAAACAAAAAAACCGCAAGCTATTGCCTGCGGTTACAACTCGAACAATATTTTAGAAATTTTCCTTTCTATTTTAAAAAATTATTTAGTGGTAACAATTAGTCCATCAGGTAATACATCCAATGCTGGTTTGTCTGAGCGGCTTCCGTCTTCGTTGACATAGTACCAGCCACCTTCGACTTTAACGAGTTCTTCTGAAGACATTGCTCCGTTCTCTTCTTTGAGATGGTATAGTTTGTCCTTGTATTGAACCCAACCCGTGACCATCGCTCCTGAAGCATCAAGATAGTACCATTTGCCATTCACAAGAACCCAACCAACGGCCATTGCGCCGTTTTCTTTGAGGTAGTACCATTTTCCATCATCCTTCAACCATCGAGAAGCTATTGAATAACCTCTCTCATTGAAGTAGTACCAGATACCATCAATCTTTTCCCACTCCTCTTTTGGATAGGCGCCATTGGGGTATTCATACCACCAACCAGTTTCATTGCGTTTCCATTTGGGCTTAGCTTCTTCATCATCTAGTAAAACAATGTTCTTGTCGTACGGATTTGAAGAGTATTGCCACCAGCGAATCCCGTCCATAGATGGGAAGTATTCAAAATCAGCATTTCCATCGTTTAAACCATAGCCGGCAATCCAAAGGCTGTTTGGGAATTTCGCAAGAATCTGCTCATAATAGATATTATTGAGCGTGAATGGCTTGTAGCTGTAATAGATTGGCTCGTAGCCATCTTCTTTGATAATTTCCATGAAGCGAATACAAGCATCTGTATTTGATTGTTTATCTCCGCTAGCATGATCTTCGTAGTCAAGCACTAGATATTGAACCTTTTTGGGCACGTTGTCAAGGAAATAGCGTGCCTCTCTTTCTGCCTCGTCCACGTCTCCACCAAACCAAGCGAAATGATAGAATCCAACAGGATTGGATTGCTCAATTTGAGCAGATAAGCAAGGGTTTAGATAATTTGTACTTTCAGAAATTTTGATAATCGTATTCTGTGTACCCATGTCAGCCAAAATACCTGTAATATCGTATCCATTGTGGCTAGATACGTCGATGAATAAGTCGTTTTTCTTCATTGTTCTCTCCTAATCCTCGCTTGGCTCGTAGTATTCGAGCGCTCTTTTGCTATCAGAAATTCCTGCAGTTGTTGGGTCATTGACAACACCAATCAAGACAAGGATGTAAACGAATGTGTTCACACCGTCCTGGATATTTTTGGGGATTTCAAGGCCGAATTGTTGGGCCATAAGGAAGATTGCTCCAAGAAGAGCAATGAGCGTTGTTTTGTTTTGCAAGCGCAATTTCCAGTTAATCATTTTGAGTTTCTCCTTTTATTGTTTATTGTTGTTTGTTTTGAATTAAGCTTTTAAGCTCTCTTACATCCTCACCAAGCGATTTCACTTGCTCAGCTAGTACTAAGATAGCCTTATTTTGTTCATCGTGGTTATCAAGCCGCTTGTTGGCTGATGTCTTGAATTCGTTCAGATTTTCGATATCTTTCTCTAAAATCGTAAGACGATTTTCCTGCTTGGTTGCTTTATCTTTCATTGAAAAATAAAGACCAATCACAGGAATGAGGGTGATAAAGATCTGTACGAGAAATCGTTCATAACCTGGCATACAACCTCCTTCTAATCGATACGTGGCATGACAACAGTCAGCACACCTTGCTGAAGCATATCAGAGAGCAACTGGTCTTTGTATGTGAACCCCTCGTTTGCTCTCATTTGAAACATAAAGATGGTCTGCGTGCCTTTTGGCCATTTAGCATTAGTTTCAAACGGATACGGCATAGCAACGATGTCCCCGTTTGAGTAGCGTGTACTCTTTACAAGAGGCTTGATGAAATTTGCTACCTTTACATAGGCAAAGGTAGGCATGCCACCATTTTGAGATACTACCACGGCACTCAAGACCTCAGTAATAGTTGAAACCGCATAAAGGTTTTCTTTGTTTTCAGTAGTAGCTTGCTCAGCTTTATCCATTGCCTCTTTGTTCTTTTGCAGCTCTTGAGCTACTTTGCTGAATTTTTCGTTTTCAGCTCTGTTCGGGAAATTTTCCTCATAGAGTGACTCAAGAGCCAACTCAAAAAGCTCAGTATTTGACAAACCGATTTTGTCAGCTGGTAGCAAGATAGGTACGATAGCACCGTCTGCATTGACTAGCGTGACCTTTGTAGCTGATGCTGTTCCGCTTGCGTCAAATTCTTGGGATTTCGCCCCATATTCTAATTTCATATTTCCTCCTTTAAATTTTGAAAGATACGTTATCAAAGTTGAGCCAAGTAGAGTCAACGTTTCCCTTGACTACTACATCGCCTCCTGGATAGATCCCGACAACTGCAGGGCCGTAGTTGCTATTTAAAACTGTTTTGAATAGTGCTGTTGGTGGCCTGAAATTTTCAGGCAAAGTAAAGATAATTGACTCACGGGTAATCTTTCCGCCTTTACAAGTACCTCTGATATAAACCACTCCGTCAAATGTTTTTGAGCATTGAACTTTTTCATACTCAGGATGATGTTGCCATCCATTTTGTAGAGTTAGGTTTTGCCAAGGTGTTCCTTGAGTGTATTTTTGGATGTCATCTTTTGTGGTAACTTCTTTCCATTCTCCCCATCTATTAGCCATTCGATATCTTACTAACATTGTCTCTTTCTCAGCCGTCCAATAAATCTGCACAACATATTGAGCGTCATCATAGACTTGAACCAATAACCAGCCATTCTGATTTCTTGGTCTATCAGGTGCACTGTGACTATAATACATACCATTTTTAAGGATATTATCAAGACTTTCTTTCGTTAAAATAGAAATTCCGTTATTACGTGTCAGCTGATGTTGTTGAATTGGCTTGTTGTCTGCGTAGATGTTGCCTTTGACATCAAGAGCACCTTGCTCCCTAATCTTGTTAACACCCACGCCTGACCTGTCATAAGACAAGACTACGCTCTCTGTGGCCACGTTGACCATGAACTCAGTGCGAGTGAATTTATCCTCAAGGATACCGATGACAACCCAAGACTGATTAGCTAGATAGTTGCCTGCAAGATTAGCCTGAGAGTTGGTCAAGTTTGAAATACTTGACCAGGATCCAGTGGCTGGTCCAGTATCCACTTGAAAGTTAGTAGTCCCAAGTCTTGCAACCTTGAATGTCAAGGTCATAGTGTTCTTTTGACTTCCTGCCACCGTCAAAGGCGCTATCCTGGCATTTCGTGTGACCGTTAGAGTACTAGAGGTCGAGCCTGTTCTTGCTATGCTAAAGCTAAGAGCAGGAGCAAAATACTCAAGCACAGTCACGGATACCTCTCTAGCATCCGACCATCTGCCACGGCTATCAGACACGCTAGCTCTGATTTTGATGGTGCCGTGATAGTTCATGATACCTAAACTACCACCGTTTGAACTTGTAGACTGGTTTTTGCCGATTATTTCAGCATAATATCCAGTGATAGATGAGCCGTAGGAGCCGACTGCGCCATTAAAAGCTACTTTGATGTTAGAGATAACCTGGATGAATGTATCAGCATTTGGGATGAGGTTCTGTGCTGCACCATTCAAGTCCGACAGGGAAACTCCTGCAAATGTGGGCTTGACATTCGCTGGTACGCTAGCCGTGAATGTAGTGGACTGTGTTCCTGTCTTTGTGTTCCCTGAGTAGGTATCGACAAAGATAGTCCCCGTTCCACTCGCTGAGTTTGGAATGTCATTTGCAAAGTCAAGAGGGATCGTCCACGTTGTAGATGTGTCTACATTCGTTGCAATCGTTCCACTCTTACCAGCCCAGGTATAGCGCACTGTATGCTTAAAGCTGGAGCTCTGACGATTGATGTTGATAGTAACCGAACTACCAATGATCCCAGCGCTCACGCTTACAGAGCTTGAGCGTGGGATAGCAGTCAGACCGAGATTTCCTGAAACTGTGATGGTTCCATGTAAACCATTGTTAGGATTGAACGTACATGAGAACGGCAGTGTCTTGCGACCGTCTGAGTTATGTGAGATTGTGGTTGAACCACTAGCGAGAGTAACCTCGCCGTCCCAGACTTCCCAAACTGGATTGCTAGAGTGCACATTTTGGCCGTCCAAAGTTAGAGATAACGTGCTGTCTCCCTGTTTATTGAAGGTGTGGTAGTACGTATAACGACTAACTGTCAACTGCCAGTTGATGGTTGAAGTATTAGCTGAAATGTCTGTTGAAACTTCATCAATATACACATTCAAATATAAGCTGTTACTTGAATTACTAAATCTAGGCATTTTACTCCTTTCTATCCAACGTAGCGAATGACGTTCATGTCAGGGTTAATATGATACTGTTCTTCTCTAAAACGTCCAATCTGGATAGTTTTAGAGAAAATCCCGTTCTCAATGTGGATTACACCTTGAGAAATATACATAACCTCGACACCAGCGCTATACATTGAAATTCGTCCATTTGGACTAAACAGCATGCTAGAGCTACCGTCATTTTTACCAATCACAAGGCCCTCATTTGATGAGCTCATGTAAGTATCAATGAAATTCCAACGGTCAGACAATTCTCCAAGATCCTTAGCAATACTTGAGACACGCTGACTAGCTGAAATCAAATCTTTCTCAGCTTGCACCCTTGTGGTCTCATTTGCATTGACAAAGTCCTTGTAAGCCTTTATCCAGTTATCAAGCGTATCAGCGCTAGCCTTAGCCTCAAGCTCGGCTTGAATAACTCCAGCCTTTTCATTGAGAGCGTTCAGCTGTTCCTGAGTTAGCCCTTGGTCGGCTTTAGAGTTGATGTCAGTCTCTACATCCTCGATAGCTTTCACGTAACCGAGAAAATTTGTTCCCACGGCTAACATGGCATTTTCAAGCGTGACCGTCTGATTAGCAGGAAATCCATGAGCTGTGCCAAAACGGATGAAAATATTATCTGTTTTGTAAGACTCTGAGGCATTTGAGAGGTCAATAGTAAATTCAAAACTTTGAGGGGTAGTGACTCCAGCTTTGAGGACAATTTGATTTTTGTACCAGGGACTAGCCGAAAAATGCACATTGACCTGTGTATCTTTTGCTAGAGCTGGAGATAAGCTAATTTCAAATGCTACACGCACATAATTCGGTTTCAGCCTATCTGGATTTTTCCAAAAATCGTCAAAAATGAAAGTCCGCATGTCATACGTTTCACTACTTCCCGTGTTGATTTGCTGAGCTCTACCATTCTTGAAATAGTTACGATTTCCGCCTTTTACATTATCGAAAAGAGCCGTCCAGTTGTATCTTGTAGGATCCTGACTGTCCGCCTCAGTGAAATCTGTGTATGTTCCAAAATAACGCTTATTGGCGCTTGATGACGTACTGAACCCGTCACGTCCGTCATCTGAATTGGCCCAAGCTCTATGCAAGTACTGAGTCTTTCCTGCCGTCCCGTCAGACGTATTGATAAGAGTCAGCTGCTCAGACGCTACCTCTTTGTTATCAATCCATGCTGACACCGTCAAAACCATCTTTTGGTTGATGTCAGCAGCCCTCACAGTGTAGCTAGAGCTTGTAGCCTTGATTTCGCCATCTACAACCCAGCGCCATCCGCTATTGATGACTTTGTTCCCTCTCATGAGGGTAGGAGTCACAATCGTCTGCCCTTGGCCGTTCTTGAATGCTATACCGTTGTCAGTGGCTAGCTTGATAGTATAAGGCTTAGCGTCCTCTATCATCCTGTCTAGCTGTTGCTGAATGCCCTGAGATAGACGATTTTCAAGCGCTTTGGCATTTGAGAAAGTGGTCTTGTTATTCTTCGGATTGGTAAAGCTGATGACTTGCTCAGATACCCTCATCTCAAGCAAGAGAGTAGGGTTAAAGCCGTCATCATAGACTTTTACTGTGTCTCCTATTTCAAGATTCGCAAAGCCCTCAGCCTCGTAAGTTACTGCTGGGTAACAGTTCTTTTTGAGTTCACGGTAAGCCGTCGAACGGATAACCTCAGGATTTGAACTCTCTACCGTCATATCCTTACGAGTCCACTGGTCACGGTCACCTGTTGAATGGGTGAAAGTGCTTGGGTACATCTGCATTGAGAGAGGGGCATATAAAGCAGCCCCTGACTGGTAGAACTCACGTTCTCCCTTTGCGTTGTTGACTGACCAAGGCTCAAGCCCTCTAATATCAACTACGTTGCCTTTGTCATCCTTACCTGTTGGGACAACCGTGTTATAGATCCCAGTTTTGTCAATCGTCCTAGTGATTGTCTTGAGGTTTTTACCATACCTCAATATTTTTGGACTAATTTGACCTACCCCTTGGTGGCTATCGTCGTGCTCATGATAGACATTGACTGTAAATGACTTGATAGAACTGTCAGCGTTGAGACGTGTGTCAAACTCAATTTCTGCGCCAAACTTCTTAGCTAGACTAAGTAGCCTGTTTAGCTTGGTGTCTGAACCCTCCCACTCAGCAGAGATTTTCTTATTAGCAACTTCATTGATACCAATTTTTAAGAAAGTATAGTTGAGCAAGTCCATCTCCTCACAAAATTCCTTAAAGCTCATGGCCTTAGGCGATTTGTAAGGGATAGAGTACTCATTGATCAGCTCAAGGTTCAGGTTGATACTGTAACACTTGATAACTTTCTCATTTTCCTCAATTTTTCGGATAGTGTGCAGGTAGGTTCTGCCTTTGTAGTGAAATGAAACAAATGCTTTCTCATTGAGAGAGTTATAGGCCCTCTTTTTGCCTACATCTGAGATAATAGCCTTTTTAAAGACCGTAAAATCAAAGGTACTAGAGCCAGTTTCCAGGTATCTTGTCCAGGTATCATTGAAATAGTTCAATGTATCCTGTTTGTCATTGTCCACAAAGGCCACTTTTCTCAAATTTGAGTCATGTATTGTCAATAACATTGCTATAGATACCTTTCTTTAAATTCTACTTTTACAGTTGGCTTGGTCTTGACCCAACTTGAGCAATAAACCTCAAGTTGACTGTTTCCAGGTGGAATAGTCAAGAAACTTGAGCCATCCA